CAAAAGGAGGTAATAATCTTGCCATATTCCCTGGTAAAGTCATAGAATGGGGTTATCAATATAATGGTGGTAGAGGGTATGGTAATTTTGTAGTTATTAGAAGTGCCGATCCACAGACTCCAGGTCAAGAGTTTGATGCACTTTATGCTCACTTTCCAAACTCGGAAGTTAACAAGTATGTAAGGGTTGGTGATACTGTTCAACGAGGACAGGTTCTTGGTAGAATGGGAAATCTTTCAGATCCACCAAGCGAAATAGGTAGTATTACTGGAGAGCATACTAGCTTAGATTTTCTTGAACCTGGTACTAATACCCCATATCGCAGGTGGAGAAGTCTTCAACCTCTGATTAAGGGTGGACCTAATACTGGTCAACCTCCACAAGGTCAAGGTGGAGATGGACTTGCAGAATTTTTGGGACCATCCAATACCTATTATCAAGAACTACTTTTAAATAGTGGTTTAATTCCAGAGGAGGAAAAGGATGGTTTGAGGCAGTATTGGGCAGAAGAAGCAGAGAAGGGTAATTACAATTTCCCTATGATGCTGTCTAAGTATCTTCTTGCAGCGACAGATGAACTCAGATTTAAGACTGACCTGATGTTCAAAGGTCTTGGGGAAGGTATTGATTTCAGTGCAGACTTTACTGGATCTGGACCATCAAATCCCAAAACTCTGGCTGGAAGAATTTTTAAGGGAAGAAAGTTAGCTGACTTTGCAGACCAACAAATCTCTAAACTTTTCCTGAATAAGTGGAAACCAGATATATTTAAAAAACTTGCTGGTGCTAACTATGCTGGTCAATACTTTACTCCAGATCTTGCAACTGCAATTAAGTATGGAGGAAAGAATGGAACTGTCATCGTTCTACCTCGTGCCCAAGGTGCAAGAGGACTGAAAAATTTCTTTGGTAATAGAATCAGTAGAGGATTTGATTTTACAAAAGGGATCGAGCAATTTGTTCGTACAGGTGATGTACAACGATTGACAAGACAGGCATCTGCAAGTGGTATGAAGACTGTATATAATATGGCAAATGCTGCAGATGTAGAAGCGTTAACTAAGTTGGCTTCCAATAGCATGAAAACTAATAAGTTTCTTGCTAAATTTGGTAGAGCTATTCCTTTTCTTGGTATTGCTGCCGCCGCCTATGATGTTCAAGATAGAGTCAGAAAAGGTGATTTTGCTGGAGCAGCTTTGGGTGCTATATCTGCGGTCCCTGGACCAATTGGATGGGTTGGACTTGGCGCACAAGTTGCATACGACATGGGCAAAACTCAAAAACCAGCAAAAATAAGACCAGTCGATCGCCGTCAACAACAGAACCTTAAAAGAAGTGGGTTAAATAGAAGTGTAGTTGTTCCTGTTCCAGTTCAGGGTCCTTCTAAGACTGTTCCAGTTCCTGTTAGAAGGAGAAATGTTCGTGGTGGAGGATCTATCGTCATAAGTCCATTCGGTAAAGGATCAACCAAGAAATAATGGCAGAAGTCGCTTTTCCTACTATTGCTGATGTAAATCAAACTTTAGCCAACGTTAAAAACTTGGTTGAAGATAGGAATGCTCTTATCAAGTTTTATTTTGGTGATGACATTTATAAGGATTTCTTGCTTGCAGAAAGACTCCAAGATATTGCTGAAGCTGATAGAAGAGATGATAGTACTTCAACTTCAGATGTAAACTTTGATCAAAAAGAATTCTACCAAGAAACATCCACATTTAAGAGGTTTAGTAACTTCTTAAATCCAGGAGATCTTAGAGACGTTGATCTTGATCCGATCACCCCTGGTATCATGGGTGAGGCTGAGAGGGCAAATAGAGAAAATCAAAAGAAACAAGAGGAATCAAATTATAGAAAGTCTGAAGAAGTTCCAACATGGTTAAAGTTTGCTGAGGATCTCATTCAGGGGAGAAATCCCATGTCAGGCGGATCTGGAGGGCAAAGAGGTAGTGGTTCATCACCAACGACTAGAAAAGCTGAAGGTGGAGTAGTATCTGGCACAAGTGCATTAATGCCATCGATGTCAAGTGTATCTACTCCTGGTGCATCAACTACAACAGGATCTACGTCACTCAAAGAAGCGGGATTTACTGATTTTAGTAAGAATATTTCTAATAAACTTGATGAGTCATTAGATATTGATGGCGGTCTTAAGAAAGCATTAGCAGATGCTATTGCTTTACCACTGAGAGCTGTCGCTGGTGGATTGATGGACCTTATGTCCATGATTCCAGTTCACACTAGAGAGCAAGAAAACCTTGTCAAACAAAATATTAATTACCTTTCAAGTGTTTTTGGAATTCCCAAGGCACAACTTGAAAACACACCATCTTCATCTCAATTTTCTTTAAAGCAAGGAGACACTACAAATACAGCAAACATAACTCCTGGAGCAACTTCCTCGTCTCCACCCCCAGGAGGAAATCCTACTGCTGAGCCTAACTATCCAGACTTTGATCCATCAAAAACTTATAAGACTGGAGATATTGTAAAGAAAGATGGTCAGTTGAAAAAATTTGATGGACAGGGATGGGCAGCGTACACTCCTGGAACTGGTGGAGGTGTGTTATCCGATGTATCTAGAGCGCCTGCATCTTTAGCGCCTAATAGTAACTCTACGACATCTAATTCTAGTTTTAATTTTAGTCCTTCTTCTTCATCTATTCTTGGTGACACTTCAAGTTCTTCATCATTTACTGGAGCACTAGACTTGCAGAACATAAGTTCTAATTCGTTTGGTGGAAGTACTAGAAATGCTTCTGAGTTGATAGCAAACTTTGTGTCGATGATGAATAATCCTACACTTACGGAGAATAATATTTCTAGTATATCTGATAGAAATCCAGATCTTCTTGACTTGACTAATCAATTAGAAATGGATATTATTGCAAGTCAGGAAGAAAAAACCAAATTTGAGGTCCAATCTTTTGCTCAGGCGACAGGAATTACATCTCCAAGTGTAGGATCTTCTACAACATCAGTCGATGAATCATCAGATGGAGAGACTGAATTGATTAACAGTCCATTTTTCGAAGTTTACGCTAAAACAAGTCAATTCGCATGAGTAAAGCTAATTTTAAACTTGGTTATCTGAATATAACAATCGGAGGAGAAACGAAAACCTTCGGAGACAGTCATTTATTGGCTTTGACTTATCATGAAGATATTACTTTATCGAATCTTCGTATGTCTGTAACATTAACAGATACGGAAAGTGGAGTTTTATCTCAGGTTTTTGGATTCGAACCAGTTCAGATTAAATTTTTTGATAGTCAAGATTCAAAAGAGGCAAATTTTGTTGAGTTGAATTTAGTAGTATACTGTGTCACCGATAAAATGATTATCGGTGGAAATAAATCCAAAGCAACTTTACATCTTGTTAGTCCAGACTTTGTAAATAACGCAGCTGCTAAATTATCTGTTCCGATCAAAAACAAAACACCAACCGAGGTTGTAGAGTATTTGTTGAGAACAGTATTAAAAACTCAGTTTCCTTTGGATGCAGATACATCAAGTAACCGACTCAGTTTCATTACTAATTTCTGGAATCCTTTCACTATCATTAACTTCATGAGTGATAAGGCGCTTTATACGGAGAAGAGTGGAAAGTCTGCAACCGCTGGATTCTTGTTCTATGAAACTCAAACTGGATATAACTGGAAAGCAATTGATAATCTGGTTAAGCAAGAACCAAAATTTAGAGTTGTTGTTGGTGGAGACTTTAGTGAAGAGGAACTGCAAGCTGATAAAAGTCTAATACAAATTGACAGAATCAACGCAACAGAAACAAGTGATGTTCTTCAGGGACTGAACTATGGAAGTTATTCTGCAAGATTGATTACTTATGATATAGGATCTAGAAAAGTAGTTGACGAGACTTATAAAGCTGTAGATCTCTATAAAGATATTCCAAAATTGAATGAGTCTGAACTTCCAGATTACTATAGTGCGGTTGCCGCACCTACTCGTATCATGACGAAAGCTTTGGATAGCACTTTGTTCTTAGAAGGATCATATACGAAGGATGCAAATAGATTGGCATTCCAATCTGCATTTAGAGGTAAGATGCTGTTCAATAAGAAAGTTGAGTTTGAATATCAAGGTAGAATGGATGCAGAGATTGGTGATGTTGTTTTACTTGCAAGCTATTCTGGTAGAGATAGAATTCTTAATGTGCAAGATAGTGGGAAATATTTAATCGGAAAGGTCGATAGAGAATGGAGGACAGGAAGAGGAACCTTGGTTACTAAATTGACACTATATAGTGATAGTCTTGGTAGTCTTACTGACGAAGGAAAACAAAACGTTCTTAAAGGCATTTTTGGTTAAACATGGCACTCTTAGAAGCGACAGCTAACTTTATCGGAAAAGATGGTTTCAACTGGTGGATGGGTCAGGTTGAAAACAACGGATCTGGTAAAAATAAAGATGAGACTGGTAAAGTACAAGTAAGAATTCTTGGATATCATACTAAGAGTAAGAAAAGTTTAAAGACTGAAGATTTGCCATGGGCAACAGTCATGATGCCATCGACTGCTCCCCAAACTAACGGAATTGGAACTGTTCACCAATTAGAAAAGGGTGCCTGGGTGATTGGATTCTTTATGGATGGAGCAGCTGCTCAAATTCCAATTGTCATGGGTACAATCGGAGATAACCATCTCGGAGAATATGGGGAGGAGTCTGAAGAAGAGGGATTCAAACCAATTGTTTCTCCAAACTATGATAAGAAAAAGCATGGTGATAAATCTAAATCTCTCCCACCTGGAACTGGAACAGAAGGTGGAAAGACCGCTACTGCTGCTCCAGCAACAGGAAAAGGATCCTCAGAAAAAAGAGGTGAACCAGAAAAGCAGAGCGAGGCACAGAAAGGTGCTGACAAACGCAAGTGTTATATTGTAAATATCGCAAATGGAAAGTGTGGATCTGAAGCAGAAACTAAGATTGGAACACCACTGAATGAGTTGTTTGCCTTTGGCAGAAACATCGAAAAGAATTCAATAGGTGAGTTCATTAACAAGAGCACTGGTAAGGTAGAAGATTTTGTAGGAAAAATTCAAAAGACCGCAAACAGAATTCAAAATGGAATGAGTGGTCTTTTGAGTGGAATCAAGGGATGGGTTTTGCGAGAGGTTCAGAAGTTCATTCGCAAAGAGATGGACAAGATCAAGATCCCCAATCCAGATATTTTACAACCAGTAAAGAAGCAGCTTAAATCTTTTGGGGATCTGATCGCTTGTTTGTTTGACCAAATTCTAGCAGAACTTGGTAACTTCATTATGAATTTGCTCCTTGATCTCGTGGGGAAAATTCTTGACACTGCTCTCTGTTTGGTTCAAGAAATCCTTGGTAAGATCATGAGTGAAGTCATGAAACTACTGCAACAAGGACTGGGGATTTTATCTTCAATCCTTGGTCAAATTAAGGGTGCAGTGGGACTGATTCAGGGATTGATCAATAAAGTTGCAGAATTCCTCGATCTCTTCTGTAACGGTGCAGTTTCTTGTGCAGTTGGAGCTAGTGTATTTAAAACATGCCAAGGTGAAGCAGCGGAAGGTAAGAATGCTGCTGAGAAAGAGAAAGAGAAGTATGCACAACAACCACCACCAAACGGATCTGTTATTGGTAACGGTAAACCTAATTCTAAGGGATATGTTCCATGGCAAAGTTCTGATGGTAGAAAGTATGCATTTAATACCAAAACAGGAGATCTGAAAGCACTAGATGGTGGTGGAGTAACTGGCGGAGGAACTGCTGAAGACTTTAAGAAGGAAACTGGTATTGACAACAATAGCTTTGATACAAGAGGTCCACTCGATAAGTTTGAGGACTTTGTAGATAGTCTTGGACCAGGAGTTCCTGTTGATTGTAGCAATAGTCTTCTCAATAAGTCTCCATGCTTCCCAGAAATGGTATTTGATGCGCTGAGATCAAGTACAGCAGTCAAGGCACTTCCAATTATTGACAGTGCGGGATCTATTGTTGGTAGTCTTGTTCAGAAGGCTGGTGGCAACATTCCAAACCTAGGATTAGATTCGAAGGTAAGAGCTCTTGCAACATGTAATGAGCAAGAGGGGAGTGGTGCGACATTCAAACCAATCATTAGAAATGGAACTCTTGCTGGTGTTGATGTATTGACTCCTGGTATTGGATATGGGTTCAGTACAGATACTACCTTCTGCCCAAGAGAAGAGTATTTTGTTAAGGTTGTCAATAATGATCTCAAGTCATATATTGTCGAAGGAAGTGTTTTGAATATTGTAAAACTTGCAGACGGAACAGTTGTTGAGAGCCAACCAGAGATTCTCCAAGTAGCTGACACTGATTATAAGGGAACTGGTGAGATTGCTCTTGCTACAATCAAGAAGGAAGATGAATCTTTAGTTCAACCTGGAATGGTTCTTACTACATCTGATGGATATGAGTTCACACTTAACTTCACAGAGAAGTTCATAGACTTCTTTATTCCACCAAATGCCACGGCAATTTGGGCAGAGTGCCCTGATCTGATTCCTATCCTTGAGGATATTGTGATCACAAATGTTGGTGAAGACTATGTTGAACCTAAGATCTTCGTTGGAGATCAGGAAGTTGGTAAGGTAACGGTAGATTCTAGAGGTAGACTGGTGAAACCAACAATTACTACTAAGGTAATTGGTTTCGTAGAACCAAGAATTGAACCACCTGGAGCAGCTGTAATTGTTCCAAGATATACCTACACTGGTCCAGAAAGGATCAAAGAACTGCTTAAACTCGAAACCTACATAGATTGTGTAGGGCATCCTTCTGTGAAGATTTGATATGGCAATTACTTCTGATCAGGCAGCTGCGGTAAATCCGACGCCGCCAAATGGAAAAGAAACTCCAAATCCAAATCCACAATCTAAGAACGAATACCCAAAAAACTTTGCGGTAGTAACTCAGTGCGGTCATTCGTATGAGTTAAATGGTTCAAAAGGTGGTGAAAGAATAAGACTGCTGCACTGCAGTGGTCACTTTATTGATATGGATGAGAAGGGTGACATCTATCTTATTGCAAATCAAAACATTCATTCTCAAGCCCCAGGTAACATGACCGTAAAGGTCGGAGATGATGTTAAGAAAGATAAGTTAGTCGTTCATGTTATTGGAAATGCTCACTTCGAAGTTGAAGGTGATATGCACACCGAAGTTTGGGGTGATAGATATGATAAAGTCGATGGCAAGTGGGAAGTAAAAGCAGATAGCTTGTTCCTGCAGGCAAACAACAACATGGCAATCGCTGCAGATAATAATCTGAAGATGGATGCCCCCAACGTTTCTACCAAGATGTCATTTGGTGAGAACGATCTCGAAGAAGGTGGAGAGATCATCGACACCATTAAAGGCAACCGAGTCATCGAGATGACAAAACCAGGTGGTGTTTTTGCT